CTGAACGGCGTAATTCGGGAGGAAAATGGCTCGAAAAGACCCGCAGGAGAACCGCGAGAAGAGCGCGGCCTCTATGCGTCGGTTGCGCGACCACCGGAGGGCAGAGAAGCTTACCGGGGCCACCGCTGGCGCGGGTCCGAAGAAGGCTGGCAGGGCCAAAGCGCCTGCCGCTGCCAAGGCGCCATCCAAGCGCGGCCGGCCGAAGGCCTTCAAACTGGAATCCGATCTCGAGTGGGCGCAGCAGTTGATCGTCCTGGGGCGCTCCTGGGTTGAGCAATCGAAGGTCATGCTCCCCACCAACCCCACCGGCGCCTACAACCTGGGCAAGGCCGGCATTGAGCTGATCAACGCCAATCGTAACCTCCTTCCCCGGCCCGAGACCGACAAGGGCCCGCAGGCCGGCAGCGTGGCCGCCCTGGACGGCGAGTTTCTACACGATCCCGAATATCGGCGCCTGGCTGAGGCCCTGCTGGCGCGCAAGTGCGACCTGCAAATAGAGCGCGAGAAGCAAAAGGCTTAACGTGGGAGCAACGCCAGATCTCGGGAATCTGCAACTGCGGACGCTGACCCCTGCCCATTTGTGCGAGTTCACGGGGCAAGGTCGCTGGAAGTTCTTCAAGCACCTGCGGATCATCCAGGACTTCTTCTGGAGGCTTGAGACCGGCGAGATCAAGCGCGGAATGATCTTCATGCCGCCCCAGCACGGCAAGAGCGAATACGTTTCGGGCGGCGTGGTGCAGTGGAAGCTGGGTCAGGACCCCTCGATCCGCTGCGCGCTGGCCAGCTACGCAGCCCGAATTAGCAAAAAATGGGGCCGCCGCGCCCGCGACTTCTTCCAGAACCACGGCAAGGAACTCTTCGGGCTTGAGCTCGACCCCAGCAAACGCGCAGCTGACTACTGGGGCTTTGATGGCCACCAGGGCGGCATGGTCACCTGCGGCGTGGGTGGCTCTCTCACCGGCGAACCGGTGGACTTCGGCGTCATCGACGACCCGTTCAAGGATGCCGAGCAGGCGAAGAGCGCGAGCCAGCGCGAGAAGGTCTGGGACTGGTATAACACGGTCTGGCTCACCCGCCTCAGTGCCCGCGCCAAGGTGCTGATCATCAACACCCGCTGGCACCCTGACGACCTGTGCGGCCGGCTGCTGGCCCTGGATGAGGAGGGCCAGGGCGAGGGCTGGGAGGTGCTCAACCTGGCCGCCCTGTGCCCCGGCGAGGACGAGATTCCAGAGGAGGACTGGCCCCAGTTCTTCCCCGACCGGATGGGCCGCCAGGTGGGCGAGGCCCTTTGCCCTGAGTTGCACAGCGCCGAGAAGATCGGCAAGGTCCGCGAGACCCAAGGCGAGTCCTGGTTTTGGGCGATGTTCCAGGGCCGGCCGACGCCTGGCAAAGGCGACTTCATCAAGGAGCAGTATTACCGGTATTACGAGCTTTCGGAGCTGCCCTGCGTGCGCGACCCGAAGAGCGGGAACTGGTATTACCCCGATTGCCGCTGGTGCTTTGACGAGTGCATTCAAAGCTGGGATACGAAATACAGCAAGAAGACCACCAAAACCGGGTCCTGGGTGTGCGGCCAGGTCTGGGGCCGCAAGGGCGCCAACAAATACCTGCTCGACGAGGTCCGGGGCCGCTGGGGCGTGGAGGACACGATCAAGCAGGTCCGGGCTTTGTCCGAGAAGTGGCCGATCGCGAAGGTCAAACTGTTCGAACCCAAGGCATCTGGTCCGGAAATCGTTACTCGCCTGAAAAGCGAACTGACGGGCATGACGCCCTGGCCGGTGGCCGGCGACAAAGAGACCCGCATGCGCGCCCAGGAACACCACTTTATGGGTTCCAATGTCTGGCTACCAGCGCCGGGCCTTTACGGGTGGATGCGGCCACACCGTCAGGAACTATGCCAATTTCCGAACGGAATTTACAACGATCGTGTTGACGCGACATCTCAGGCGCTTCACTACTTCGATAGCCGCAGCGGTGGCATGGTTCCGCTGCGCGAGGATAAGAAATCGGTCAAGGAAGACCTGTGACAAAATTTGACACCAGGCAAGGTATTTTGATACCCTGTTGCCCGTGACAACTTCTGTCATCGGACGAACAGGAAGCCAAGGCGGATCGCCTGGCTTCCTCGTCTTTTCGGAGGGTTTTGAATGGCGGACAAACGAGAGCGGCCGAAGGTTGATGCCCAAGCCGTCGCAGCGATGGAGCAACTTCAGAACAGCGCTCCGGACCCTGAACTCGCCAGCCTCCGGGCTCAATTGGCGGAAGCTGAAGCCGAACTGGCTGAGCTTCGTCTCCTTCGGGACCGCCTTCTGTGGTGCGAGCAGCAGTCTGCGGAGGGCGTGCGGGTTGTTTGGGGCGAGTATCGCATCACTGGCCAGCGCTTTTGCAGCGTTATGGCCGGGCGCTTCACCCAATTTGAAGAGTCTACGTTCTCAGCAGCTTTCGACAGAGTCCGCGAGCGGATAAACCGCTACGATAATCCCAGAGCCCACCTGATGGGCTAAGGAGCAGACCAAATGACCAGGACGGCCATCTAAAAAGATGACCGCGGTGACTGACAAGACCGGTCAGCGCCGCGGAGAACCTCACAAAGGGGCCAGATCCTCGCGCCCCTTTGACTGGACCACCGCCTTTGGTTGGCTTGGCACGCTGCCCAACTCCGACAGCATCCCCGCGAGCCTCTATCGCCAGATGTCGGAGACCGACGAGACGATCAGCGCGGGCCTGGAGTTCATCGAACTTACCTGCCTGGCGCATCTTGGCGACTACAAGAACCCCAATCCTCGCGCTCAGACCTACATCGAGGACATGTGGGCCTACTGCCACACCCCTTTTCAGCAGGCCGTTTCCGAGATTCTGAGCGCTCTCCGGTATGGGTTTTCGGTGATGGAACTGGTGATCCGGCCCGGAAACGGAAAGCTTTGGCTGGACGAACTGCCCGGAATCAAGGCGGAAACGGTCCATTTTGTAGCCGAAACCGACCCAAAGAAGCAGAATTACGGCCGCGTAACCGGCATCAAGCAGACCACCGACATGACCAGGTTCATCGATCGCGCTGATCTGGCGATTTATTCGCACCGTGGCTATAACAGCAACCCCTACGGTAACAGTCGCCTCAAGCCGATCTACAAAAACTGGGTTCTGAAGAACGCTTTGCTCAAGGGCTGGGGTGTTGCGCTGGAAGCCTACGGGTCGCCGATCGCCATCGGGAAGACATCCAACGCCGGCCAGGCGGAAAACGTGGACGGCGAGAGCCAGAGCCGCGCTCGACAGATGTTGAACCAGTTGAGCAACCTGCAGGGTGGCTCAGCTCTGGTGCTGGGAATGGAGGACGAGGTTGAGCTTCTCCAAGCAAAAATTTCCATCGGGCAAGATTTCGAGCGCGCCCAGAACCACCTGAATAAGTGCTGCTTGCGCGGCTTGCTCATTCCCGCGCTCCTGTTTGAGCCTACCGACATCGGTTCTTTTGCGCTGGGCTCCAAGCATTTCGAACTTTTCCTTCGGTCCATCGGCCGTCTGCTCATGGACGTCAAGCGCGTCCTGCTGGATCAGGTCTACCGGCCCATGCTCTGGGCCAATTTTGGGACCAACTGCCCTGTTGGCGATTTCGTTACCCAGAAGCTTGAGGAAGAAGACCTGAAGCTTTGGTCTGAGGTCGTTTTCGCGATGAAGCAGTGTGGCTTCGTGAACCCCAGGGACCTCAACGAATACAACCGCATCCGGTCTATTTTCAACTGGCCGGCAGTCAAGTCCGAATCCGAGATGCCTCAGGAGATCGATCCACCCTCTGCGAGCGGCCAGGGGGACAACGGGCAGGTCTCGGGCGAGGTGGCCGGGGGCACGGAGGGGACAAACACCGGGAAGCCCCAGGCGACCCCTCAGAGGCCCTCAGGACCCCAAGGCCGGGCCGCAGCTGGCGAGCCGACCACCAAGCTTTCCATGAGTCAAAGCAATGGCTATCTGGAGGGCTACAATGCCTAAGCAGTTTGATGCGTGTGTCGCAACCCTGACCGAATCTGGCCATGACCAGGACCGAGCCTGCCGCGCTTGCCAGGCGGCCTTCTGGCAGGAGCATGGCGTCACCGTGGGCGTGGCTCTGCAGGCCGGCTTTGACCCGGAGGGCGATCTGACCGATCACGCCTCGCTGGTTGCAGCTGAGCTGGCTGAGCAGGGCGACGAGGGCGATTCCGTGTTTATCCTGGGTGGTCGCCTCAAGCCAGTCTCGATCGAAGACGAGGAAGCGTGCCTCTCTGCCTATGACGGCGTTGCGAAGACGAATGAGCAAAGCCTTTTGACCGAATCCGAGGTTCTGGAACCGGGCGTTTACAACGGCCATGAGTTTACCACCGCCTATTTGGCCGCCGTGGCCAAGAACTACGATCCCACCAAGCCCCCGCCCATCGTCAAGGACCACAAGCTTGACGATGCAGACGCCTGCTATGGGCGCGTTCGCGGGTTGCGCTACGACGCGGAAAACGAAAAGTTGCTCTCCTTATCTGAATTCCTTGGCTCGCACGCAATCGAGCGCGTCAAGGATGGCCGCTGGACTCAGTTGTCTGGCCGCTTCCTGATGAGGAGCCAGCGCATGACGGAGCTCTCTGTCACCCTCAACCCTGCTTACACCGGGTCGAGAATCAAATCAAAATCGGAGGTTGCACGCATGAGCAAGCAAACTCAAGCGAAGTTATCCAAGGATGAGACCGAGGGAACGGCGGCCCCCGCGCTCGATCCGGCCCCGCAGACTCCGGCTGCCGCCGAAGTCACCCTGGAGAAGACCCCGCGCGAACTTGAGGTGGAAGCCAAACTGGCGGAAGCTGAGGCCAAGTTGGCCGAGTCTGAAGAGCGCGAAGCCAAACGTGAGGCAGAGATCAAGCTCCGCCGCTCGCGCGAGGACGAGAAGGACTGGGAGCTTTTGCTTGCCCAGGGCTACGCTGAGCCTCGCACCAAGGACAAAGAACTCGCCTTCATGGGCCGCCTTGACGAGGACGAGAAGGAAGAGTTCCTCTCCCTCCGCCGTGACTTCGGGAAAATCCGCGAGTATGGGCGCAAGTCCACCGCTGATGTTCCCGACGGCCCCGTTTCGGAACCCGAAGCCCAACTGTCGGAAAAGCAGGATGCCCTGATGGGCGTCATGCGCGCGGCAGCCGGAATCCCCCAGCCCAGCACCAACGGCCAAGCGGCCAAGTAAGGAAGGAGTAAATCATGCCTCTCACCACCACCTCTTACCGGCCGGCGGAAATCCGTTTTTTCGGCTGCGAGGACTTGCATAGCCCCGTAATCGGGGTGAAGCTCAAAAGCGGTATCGGCGCTTTGGCGATCGGAACGCTTCTGGGACGAATCACCGCTTCGGGTCTCTATAAGGCCTACTCCGCTTCGAATACCGACGGGTCGGAAGTGGCCGTCGCGATTCTAGGCGAGGCGATCACCGTCGGTTCCAATGACACCGACTCTTTCGCCTACATCGACGGATGGTTCACCGAATCGGCTCTCACCGGAGTGGACACCAAAGCCAAGGCCCAACTGGGAGCCAAGAGTTATGCCAACGGCGCGTTACACGTGTCCGGCGGTTCTCGTGGCCTTCTGCCCGGCCGTGCGGTAACCGCCAGCACCACCCAAAACCTGGGAGACACCGTGATCGAGGTGGGAGCTACCTCTGTCGCCCCGACCATCACTCTCCTGCCCGTGGCCACCGTCGGGCCGAACGCCACCATCTACATCAACGCCGGTCCCGACGCTGCCACCCGCAACGTTACGATCGACGGCGATGGTAGCGAGACCATCGACGGCGCGACCACCAAGGTTCTCAGCTCCGCTTACGGCGTTGCCCGGCTTCGTGTCAACGCCGCCGGCACTGCCTGGCTCAGCTTCTAAACTAGGGCCTCTGGCCAGGGCCTTAACCGGCCCGCCCCCTCCTGAACGGCGAAATTCAGGAAGGAGATCCAACAATGTCCACCACCACGTGGCCCAATACCGTCCTAGCGACGAAGCTCGTTCAGGAAGCCCCGATCAGTTCCGAGGAATACCTCGGGCAGCGATTCTTCCCCCTCAATACTCAAGATTTCACAAATGGCCAGGCGATTCGCTACAAGCGAATCAAGGCCGTGACCGGAGCGACTGCTCCTCACACCTTGCGGGCGAACACCATTAAACCGGTTGTCATGCAGGGCATCGACGATGTGCTCCTGGATGCGAACTACTGGAAGGAAATGGCGTTCATCAATGAGGACGATATCCTCAAGTTGGCCGACGTGACCGACGAACGCGTGTTGCTGTCCAAGACCGGCCGGCTCTTCGCCATGCGCGCCATGCAGTTGGACCGGCGTCTCAACACCCGCATGGAGATCGACCGCTGGCTTGTTGCCCGCAACGGCTACAAAGACGGCCTGGACGTTGGCGGCAAGACGATCAAGGTTGACTACGGAATCGCCGCTCCTACGGCCGCTTCTGTTGCTTGGGCCACCATCGCCAGCGCGAAGATCATGAACGACATCTACGCCGGCGTTGAGGCCATGCAGGGCACCGGCGCTATGTATGTGGACATCGTGATGCCGGTGGCCGCCGCCAAGCTCTGCGTGCAGAACGCCGAAATCCGTGACCTGGCCAAGCAAAGCCTATGGTCCGGACAGTTGGGCATTGGCAACATCGGCGAACTGATGAAGACCTTGCTCCAGGGCAGCAGAGGCCCCGTCGGCGGACCCGAGATTCGGGACGTTATCGTCTACGCGGGTTCCTACGTGGCCGACGGCGGCACCGTCACCAAATACCTGGATGACGGCCTGGTCCATCTGTTCGGCAGTCGCACCGGCGCTCAGGTGGACGCCGTGGTTCCTCAGGAGGAAATGCTGGGTGAGTGGGCCTCGGTCCCTCACGTGGCTTCCAGTGGCCTCTCCGGGACCACCATCACCACCGAAACCGGCAAGTTCCTGAAGGTGATCGACAAGCTGAAGGAGGCCGACAGCTTGGAGCTGGTGGCCGGCATCTACGGCGCCACCGCCGTCTATCACCCCGAGTGGATCTATAACATCGACATCACGCCCTAGCAGTTTTGAGAAACCGAGCCGGGGCGGACAATGGCCCTCCTGTTCTTTATTCGCCGTTCAAACCGGAATCAAAGAACGCCCCGGCTCGGGGACTCAAATTTTCAACCTCAGTGAAAGGAGAACCGCATGCCCTACAGTGACTCTACCGCCGTGAAGGCCCGGGCCAAGTGCCTGGACGAAGCCACTTCTGACGAGATTACCGCCGGAATTGCCTGGGCCGATTCCGTAATTGACGCCCGCCTGGCCGCCCGGTATTCCGTGCCGTTCTCCAGTCCGCCGGCGATCATTGTGTCGATCAGCGCCGATCTGGCCGGCTACTATGTGATTTTTGAAATGAATATGGCTGGCGGAGAAGACCTGCCAGTCGACGCGGCCCTTGAGTTGAAGAACCGGGCCTACGAACTTTTGCAGCAGCTGCAGGATGGCAAAATGATGCTGCCTGTCGACTCAGAGGCGGACGTTTCAACCCTCCCGCCGGCCAGCATTCTGGGCGTAAACCCCGAGCCGGGAGTTCTCCGGTCGTTTGACCTGGTCAACGTCCCCTGCACCAATCAGGTGCCCTTTACGCGCCCCCGCCGAGGTGTCTGGTGAACGTGCGCGCCGGGCTGGACCTGGGACCTCTGAACGACATTTTCGGCCAGTTGCATCGTCGATCCAACGACTTCCGCAAGCCTTTCCAGCAGGTGGGAGAGAAGGGCCGCGAGCAGTTCGCGAAGCGCTTTGCCCAGTCGGGCCCGGGCTGGGCTCCGAACAAGGCCGGGACGCATACCCTGATCAAGACCGGCGAGCTTCTGGCCGCCTATGTGACGGTGGGCGCCATTGGTAACGTGTGCATTGTCGGCCGGGATGAAGCCGCCTTCGGCTGCAACCTGCCCAAAGCCAAGATTCTGCAAGAGGGTGGAACCGAGACTTTTACCAGCGACACCGGCAAGCGTTACACCATCAAGTTCCCGGCCCGCCCCATCGTGGTAGAGCCGAACAGCGTTTACAAGGCCCAGATCGGCCAGATCGGCGCTGCGCATTTTGACAACCTGAAGGTGGGGGACCGCAGCGTATGAGCGCGACCGATGTAAACGGGGCCATGGCCTGCCTGGAGACTTACCTCACCGGCTGCCTGGATGCAGGCACTGGGCTTATGCCGGGCGTGGTCACGGTGCGCGTGGGCGACTTCAAACTGTCCGACCGAGAGGCCCCGCTGGTCACCATCGACTGGGACCAGGAAGCTTACTCCGGCGAGGTCGTCGGCCGGGGCTTGATGATTACCGAGGATAGCGACATTTTCTTTCGGCTCTACGTCGACAAGATGGAAAAGGGCGGCGCCCCCGAGGTGCTGGTCCGCCAACTTTTCGACAACAATGGCCAGGGCCTGAAACACGCTTTGATGCGTTACCCGCAAGGACAGGGATTCATCCTTCGGATCCTTCGGGCCGCCCGCATCCGGCCAGGCACACGCCCAGACATAAGATTTAGCGCGGGGATTGAGGTCTCCGCAACCATCACCCTGGTGAAAGGGCGGTAAGCCGCCTCCCCACCGCCCCTCCCGACTGAACGGCGAAATTCAGGAAGGAGATCAAAAATATGGCTGCTGGAGTAGTAACCGGCGATAGCAATCAGGTCACCATTGGCGGCGCTCAGGTTCTTTTCGATACCGTTGACGTTGGATACACCGACGGCGACATCGAGTGCGCTCGTGAGACCACCGTCAAAGAACTCGAGGACGGGATTCCCCTCCAAATCGTTCTTCAAGTCCCCATCCGCGAAAAGTGGAACATCAAGATCCCCATGGTTCAGAGTTCGATCGCGAACATGTCGCGTGCGAGTTCGAATCTTCTGGCCTACAACTCGGCCGGCTCGCTGGTCACGATCTCGAGCTACCAGAACTTCACCTTCGCGGCTGGATTCAACTCCTCGCCGCTGCAGGGCTTCCAGGTCTACGATTCGACCGCCAGCAACATCCTTTGCACCAACCTTGGTTCTGTGGTGGTCAAGGACAGCACCGGCGCGACGACCTACACCGTCAACACCGATTACTTCGTCGACGCCGCCCGCGGCATGATCTACCGGAATCCCTCCGGATCGATCACCTCGCTGGGCACCATTCGTCTGACCTGGACCTATACCAATGCGGCTTACGACGAGCTCCGCTTCGGCCTGAACACCGCGATCCAGAACAAGAAGGTCGAGTTCATCCACGTTTCCCCCGTGGATGGCCGCGTGCACCACACCTGTTTCTGGAAGTGCCAGGGCACCGGCGCCTTGACCCTCAGCCACAAGAAGGAAGACTGGCTCGGCTTCACCGCCGACATGGTCGCCCTTCCGGACGTGACCAACCACCCGACCAATCCCACCGGCTTCCGCCGCGTGGTCCCGGCCGCCGGCGCTACCGCCTATCTGGCGACCATCACCGTGACCTAAAGCTCCCCCGGCCCGGGGGCTTCGGCTCCCGGGCCATTCCCGATCAACTGAAGGAGAAAGAGAATGGCGAACAAGCTGGTCCTAGAACTCAAGGAAACCCCGGTATCACTCGGCGGGCGTGAATTCATGCTGCGTGAGATGTCCGGAGCCAAGCAGAACAAGTTTTACCCGCTGATCGCGAACTTTTACAAGGTCTTGACGTCAGTTCAGGAACTGGAAAAGAAACAGTTGCAGCAAGAACTTCCCGAGGAAGAGGCCAAGCATTTGGAACAGGGTCAGGCCCAGATTAAGATCTTGAACGAAGAGATCTGGACCATGATTCTCAACCCGGCCGACGACAATCGCGACCGGATCACCTCGGAATGGCTCGACAACTTCGCGAACGACCGTCTGGGCGAGGCGATTCTTCACGAGCAGTTCAACCTGAACAACTTCGAGTCTACCCTGGGAAAGTTAACCGCCCAAGCGCAAAATCAGGCCGCAATTCTAGGAGCCGACGCGGTCGAATTGCAACTTGGGTCGATTACTGCCGCGCCATTGGCCGATTCTATCGCCTCGACCCTATCAACTCTGTCTGGTGCGTCTGGAGTCCCCGACAACTCGTAGAGCACTACGATCACTGTCTCCGGTGCGAGCAGGAGGAGCAATACTTTTACCAGGAGATGCACCATGGACGCCGGTTTAAGCCGGTAGACTGGGGCTGGCTGGACGAAGTCGAAGAGGCCATTTGGGGAGACGAGAAGCCGGAAGGCGAGGAAGTCCCACCAGAGCGCAGCCAGCGGAACCTCCTGGCCCTGGCCAGAGCCGGAAAACTAGTGCCCCAAACTCCCAACTGAACGGCGGAAATTCAGTTTCGGAGTAGCCCTTGGCGACAGAAGTCCCAATCGTTCTCAGGGTGTTTGCCGAGCGAAGCAGCTCGGTCAATTCCGTCCTGCAGGACACAAAAAAGCAGTTTGACAGTCTGGCCGGGTCGATCGAATCGGTAGCCCAGAAGACTGCGCTTATTGCTGGCGGGATCACTGCTGCCCTGGGCGGGGTGCTCACCTCCGTCTTCAAAGTTGCCGGCCAGTTCGAGCAACTGAAAGTCAAACTGGAGAGCACGCTGGGCAGCGGCGAGAAGGCGGCCAAGGCCTTCGGTGACGCGCTGCAGTATGCGGCGAAAACCCCGTTCGACGTGCAAGGCATCGTTAAAGCCACAGTCACCCTCACCGCTTTTGGTCAGTCTGCCCAGCGGACGCTTCCCCTTGCCGCCAACCTTGCCGCCGCCTTTGGTGAACAGATCAACGATGTGGCCCTTGTCCTGGGCAAAGCCTTCTCCGGCTCCAGCCGCGGCTTCCTGAGCCTCACCAACCAGTTCGGCATTTCGAACCTGGTGCTCAAGAAATACGGCGCGGAGTTGACCGAGACCGGCGCGATCAGTCTGAAGACGGCCGGGGCTCTGGAGAAGGCCCGGGACGCGCTCGAGAAGATCATCAAAACGAAGTTCGGCGACGCGGTTGAGAAGCAGTCCAAAACCCTCTTTGGCGCGATTTCCAACCTGGGCGACGTCGTTCAGCGCATCGGTGCGAGCTTCGGGCAGACGCTGATTCCGGCCCTGACCACCGGCACCCGGGCCCTGACCAGCTTCCTCGAAATCTTCGAGCGGCTCAGCCCCGGGACGAAACAGTTCATCGTGGTGGGCGGCATTGCGGCCGTTACCCTCGGAGCGTTGGCCACTGCTGCAGCCCTGCTCACCTCCGTAGTGGTTGGCGGCGTGGGGCGCTTGGTGGCCTTTGCCGCTGCCATCGGCTCGGTGGGCACCGCTGCGACGGCCGCTGGTGCCTCCGGTGGCTTTGCCGCTCTGACGGACTTCCTGGGCGTCTTCGCGGGCACCGGGACCCAGGCCGCGGCAGCCGGCCTCGCCAGGATGGCCGGCGCAGCCACCGCGTTTGGAAGCTCTATCCTGGGCGCCGTAGGGTCGGTGCTGGCCCTCATTGGGCCGGTCGGTATCCTGGCCGGCATCGTGGCCGGCTCACTCTACCTCGCTACTACCCGATACGAAAGCAAGGTGGAAGCCGCAAACAAGGTTATCAGGGAGCAGGCTAAGGCGCTTTCTGACGCCCGCAGCGACCTACAACTTTATACCAACCTGATCGAGAAGGCGGCTAACGCGCAGGGCGCTCTGGCTTCGGGCTCGGGAACAGTCGCCCAGTTTGCCACCCGCGTTCGGGAAGCGCTGCAAAACGCTGTCCCGAATCAGTATCTTGTCAACCTGCAGAAGGCCGGCGTCACGACCGACGACCTGCGAAAGGCCCTGGAAGCCAGCAGCAATGCGGCTAAGGAGCAGGGCCAGAAGGTTCAGCAACTGCAGGAAGTTCTGGGCATTCTGCAGCGTGACGGAAACAATTCTTTTGACCTGATCTCCGGGGAGGATACGGCCAAAGTTGAGGCTCTGCGCCAGGAATTCGGCGGATTACCCCCCACGATCAAACTGGTCGAAAACAGTCTGGCTACCTACACGGCCGCGCTCAGGGACAACCTGAAAACTTCCCTTGGTCTTTCGAGTGCTCTTGAGTTCCAAAAGACCGCGATTTCGGGTTTCGACGAGGCCACCACAAAGGCCCAAGACCTGCAGCAGTTTCTCCAATTCGCGACAAAGCCCGATGACGTCAACGCGCTTTCGGGTGCGTTCGGAGTTTTGGAAACCAAGATCTCCGAAGTCGAGGGAATCCTTTCCAAGCAGGGCGTTCCGATCGGCAACATCGCCGAATTGCAGAAGCGCCTACTGGAGGGCAGTGAGGAAGAGAAGACGGCCGCCGCCGAGTTGCTGAAGCTCTACGAGGCCCGTGAGCAACTGACGACCAAGATCGCCAACAAGGGCAAGGCGGACATCGCCAAGCAGATCCAGCAGACCGAGCAGGCCTTTGAGCGCGAGGAAATCCTCGGGAAGCAGAACTTTGATTCTGAGGTCCAGCGCATTAACCAGCTGCTGGCGCTCAAGGGCCTGAGCGAAGAGCAAGAGCTTTCTCTGCTCCGCAAAAAGAAGTCAATTTTGGAAGAGCAGTCCCGGGCCGCGCTCAAGGCCGGCCAGGACAGCCTGAAGCAGGTCAGCGGGGCCGGCGCCGAGTCCATTGAGGCAGTGAGAGCCACCGGTCAAGCGACCGCTCAGGAGACCGTCAACGCCATCCAGGGCGTGTTGGCCGGCCTGGACCAGTGGGCCGCCAAAAACCAGAAGCTCCTGGCTCAGAACCCGCAACTGAAGAACGAGCTCACCACCACGATCCGCGGCTACCAGAAAGAGCTGGACGCGGCGAAGCTCGAGATTCCAAAAGAGCGTCTGACCGAAGCGCTCGAGACCGTCAAAAGCTACGGCGCGGAAGCTCTCACCAACACTGAAAAACTGATCGCTGCCCAGCGCTCGATCGCGTTCCTGGAGAACACGATCAACGCAGGCACTATCAACACCACCCGCGAGAAAAAGCGCCTTCAGGACGAGCTCAACAATGCCAAAAAGGACGAACTGAAGCTTGCCAAGGCTGTTCAAAAAGAGCAGACCACCCAGGCCCGGGAGACGGATGCTTTGCGGCGCCAGGGCCAGGAGGGTGAGCTTGAGCTTCTCAAGGCCCAGCAGCAACTGGAAGGCAAGTCGGCCTTTCGTCAGGGCCAGATCGATGAGCTTCAGAAGCGCATTTTGGCCGAGAAGATCCAGGCGATCCGAGAGCAGGAGCAAGCCGAGCAAGAATCTGGCGTAAGCGCCGAGCAGGCCGCCGCGCGCCGGGAAGAGCGCATCGGCCAGATCCTAAAACAGGAGACGCTGAAGCGGGTCCAGGAGCAGCAGGCCCAGACGCAGACCGTCGAGACCGAAGAGAAGAAGCGTCAGGCCATCATTGAGCAGTTCGCTGCTAACCGCCTTGGCGGGCCGAACTCGATTTTGCAGAGCCTGAACGAGGTCAGCGCGCGCAGTTCGTTCCTGGGTGATTTCTCTTTTGGCGGCTTCGGGTCTGGGTTCGGTGCTGGGAAGCTCGGGGCCGGCCCGGGCCTTCCCCGGCCCCCTCAGACACTCTCTCAGGTGCAGGCCCAGGTTGCACGCGATGTGCAGCGCGGTGACGTGCTGGCCGGGCGTGGCACGCCAAATACCCTCAGTTCTGAGATCAATGCCAACGAGCGGGAGAGGAACCGCCTCAGCGGTGGAGGCGAGCCGGCTCCCGGCAAGACCGAGAACTATTACCTCAGTCTGAACGCTGGCCAGGCCAAGGCCGAGGACCCCGCCCTGCAGTCTGCAGTCAAAACGATCGTCCAGAAATTGGCCGACGACGGCCGCCACAAGGGGAACGACTATGCCTGATTCGCTTACCTCCTATTGGCATTGGCGCGGGTTCGGGACCATCTCAAAAAGCATCGAGGTTCGGAACGCAGCCATGGACGAGTCCGGCAACTGGGGAAATCGGTATCACCTGGATCCAGTGGCACCGAATGAGACCGCAAACTTTGAAGGTGCGATGCTGACCTTGTCCGAGGTTATGGCCCTTCGCACTTTGGCTAATACGCCGCTGGGGACCACTTCGGTTACCACTGTTCTGGGGCAAACCTGGGAAGGCCTGATTGTAGGTTTCGATCCGGGCTACATCGACGGAACGTATTACTACGGGGTCCGCCTGAGTCTGCTCAATTGCACGGTGACCGGCCCGTGACGGACTTTTATGTCAAGCCGACAGCCATCCTCAAAGACTCCGGGGGGACTCCAGTCCCTGGGGCTGTTGTCGAGTCTGTGTCTTGGGCAGTAAACGGTGGTTGGTCGGCCAGGGTGACCATTTACGAGGCGTTTGACACGGATCAGGACCGATTCGCCACGATGACGATCGACATGGACGATGATCAAGGGGGAACCCGGTCGACTCCTCCCATGGCTTTCCCAGTCAGCAACGAGACGGATACCCGCAACGTTTCTGGCGGCGGAGTCATCACGTTAGAACTCGAGGACCTTTCCAGCAACAAACTCCGAACCCCCAACCAGAATTTCCCCTCATTCCTTGCCAGCGATAGCAGCACCCTGATCACCACGCTGGCGACCTCAGTTGGCGTCACCGTTTCTGGACAGCCCTCCCAATACATCACGGAGGAAGACGTCAAGGGCGAAAAACCAGAGGAGGCGATCGCTAGAATTCGCCAGGCCTACGCCTATGAAACGGTAGTCGACAGCAGTGGCGTTGTTAACTTCTACGCCTGGGAGGATGCAGGCGGGACGCTTGATTTCGACTGGTCCAATCGTAGCCGGAAATACAATAAGCTTCAAGTCTACACGGGGGTCAGGATCGGGAAAACGAGCTCAATTCCTGATGGTTCTGAACAGTTCTACCCCTGGAATGAACCTGGTTTTTTTGAGCAGACTTTGTCGGTTCCGTTGATGGATCCATTCGCGGATGGAACAACTTACAACCTGGTAGGATCTTTCGGTTCTGCCACATTTCTGGATGATGCCAGCGGAATTGTAGAGCATTTTTACTGGGCTCCAGACTATGCTCTTCCGCCGGTAGGGATGGGTGGCAGCGCCGGCCCTGCTACCTCGGTGCATGTAGTGGTTTTGCCTGGCACCGGTTTTTCTGCTGACATGACGGTGAATGTCACCCTACGGGTAACCGGCGACCCCTACAGCGAAGAGGATCCCCCACCGGTCGGTGTAGATAGGGAATTTCTTTACCCCTCTGCCGGAACCAGTTTGGGCGCCTGGCCCTACCTGCAAAACATTATTGAGCCCTTGTTCCCGGGCCTTTCTTACGGTGTCGCCCGGCACCCCCACATTCTCGACCGCCTGAATAGCGCTGGGGACACGGTCAGCATGGATGGCATCTTTCGTTGTCACTCTGGAGTCGATCTGCGTAGCCGGCACACCTGGGGCGATCGCACCTACAAACTCATGTCGGTGGATTGGAATCCTCGTGCCGCCAGCACCTCGCTCAGTTTTGTGAGGATTACCAGCGATGAGTGATCCGTTTCGTCAAAAACCCATCCCGTCTTTTCAGCCGGCGTATAGTCCCGACACTTCCGGACAGCTTAATACTTCCAGTGGTGAATACCCATCTGCTCCATCCACGATCAATACCAGGCCGGTGGGGAACAGCAACGCTCTTACCGTGCGGGCTGGGCGCCGAGTTGTGAAGATCGGGGAGGGGGGCATGTATGCTCCTCGGACAAGCTCATGAGTCTTTTACCCCGTCGCGAAGACGGCCTTTACTCTATCACTATGACTGGCCCCAACAGCTTTACTCTGGATGGCGAGGAATACACTGGTAGGCCTTCAATTGCCGGGAGAAAGCTCGGTGCCGGCGAGAAAGCCTATGCCGGAAGCACTCTTGGCGGGCGCAGGGGACTGGTCATCATGGGCGCGGCGGATGCTCCAAGACGTAAGAGGCTGATGCCCAATTGGGGATCAGCTTTGACTTTTGGCCTCTGGCAGCAGAGCGAGGGATTTCCGAGCCTACCCGGAGGCCCGCTGCAGCCCAGCACAATGCCCGAGTTTGGCGCTTCTGCCCTGTTTTCTCCCGGTGGCACGTCCACACCGACGGGCTACCAGGACCGAATCGGATGGAGCGGCATGGCCCTGGCCAGCTCGGGGACTGACCGATTTCTGCTTTACCTGAGCACCATTTACAACGACGAGGCCGAGACCGACCCCAACGCGGACGCCATCGGCCTGACAATCAACGAGTGGGATCTGTCGGCCGCGACCCTGACCGAATACACTATTGCCTTTGACACTCCGTTCGATTCGGACGAAGGCGGGTCTCCGGGGGGCAACTGGTTTCCTCACCGCCTGGGAAGCTTTTTTTACAACCCAGAAGACGGCCTGATCACAATCGCAACGCCCTACGGTCTCTACTGCATGGGCAGAGTGCAAGACTCCCAGGTCCTCACGCCCTGGTCGACCGACGCCGCCCGCGTGTCTCACGACCTCAGTTTCTCTTGCGCCTGGTTCCACGCTCTCCAGCACGGATGGGCCGAGCAGACCGAATCTTTTGGACCGGACCTGCGGGGATGGGTGCGGGAGCGCACCTCCAAAGACTGGGTGGCGACCTGGACCAAAACTCTGGCGTCCCTCTGCGGCACCATGACGCCGGGCCGAATTTTCCAAAGCGGCCAGACCGACCGGTATGCCGGCTATCATCAGAGCAACAAGCGAGTGACCTATGACCCCACTACCCAGCGTTGGCTGGTGGGCGTGACTTTGGCGGAAGACTCCGAGTGGCTGGGCACGGGCGGGGGACTGACGGGCCGGGCCGGTATCGTCATCAACTCTCTGGC